AATTTTCAATCAAACTTGCTGCCATTGCTATGTCACACGCAAGGCTCAGGTTTGATGTGCATTTTGAGTGTTCTTGCAACCGTGTAACTAGGTCTGACAAGGCAATAAAACCTGCATATTCAAGTGCTGGTTTGTAGTTCATAACGTCACCACCAAGGCAATTACAAACGCACTAAACGCGCCTACAGAAACAAACAGGCCAAAAAGCCAATCGGAAAATGTGTGTTGGTAATAAAAATCATCGTTCATTTTTTAGTCCTTTCAATCTCAGTTAATGTTTCGTCAGCCATCGCATACGCCATGGCTACAATGTCAAAATTAAACCGCTTTGCATAACGCGGTAACAATTCAATCACCGCCTCAACCGCCAATTTATCTCTATCTGTCATTAAGATAGGTTCCATCAAATTACTTTTCACAGTGCAACTACTTTCACGTCATGGGGTAAATTCTTACCCGCTAATATTCCCAAAATACGTTTTTCAGTTAGCCGGTGGCAATGCACCATGTCACGGTGCGGGATTACCTCTATTAAGGCTGCGTAATCCTCCAAAATCGACCGTACAGCCGTTATTCCATCGGTATCCATGCGAATGCCTTTACCATTAACAGAATTGTTACCAGCGGCTTCTAATGCCTTTGTAGCGTCTTTTAGCAATCCATTCGCATCTTCGCAAATTTTCATTTCATAAATTAACGTTTCCATTAGGTTAACGGCATCGGATACCACGCGCCAATCGTCAATTGTTGGCTCTAGTGCTTTTTCAATTGCTCGCAAACCTCCATACATTCTGGTAAGTTGGTAGTTTTGTTTAACTTTTGGCATGGGTTCAGTGGCGCTAGCCATTAACTCGTCCATTAGTGAATAAACACTGCTTGGGCGTTTTTTTCGTTTAGTCATTTTTTCCTCCAACAAGTTGCACATATCCATCTTCTAGGGTTGGTAAAAATCCCGCCTTCAGGGACACGTTTTGTCTCGCACTTAGTGCAAAGCATTAAAGGTCTATTTGAGCCGTACATTAGGATTCCAATTCGATCAACATATCAAGGTAATGGCGAGCCTTGCGAAGGTCGTCAATACCGCCTTTGTTGCGCCACCGGACAACGTATTTAATGATGTTGCCTTCAATGTAAGGTATGTCATTTTTGTAAATAAACTCCACTGGCTGTAAAGCCAATTTGCTGTAATGGCTGCCGCCAATTTGTGTTTTAGTGTTCATTATCATGATAATTTCTTTAAAATTTCTAACCGTTCTCGCATCATGCGTACTTGACACAAACGCTGGTGGATACGTTCAGCAAAGGCCAAACGTTTCCAACGTTGCATTTCCTGCTCTAGCAAGTGAACCAACTCATGCTCGCTGTAATGCGGCATCTTTTTTTGAAACTCACGCCACGTAATAGGCATTTAATTCTTTCTCTAAGCTGGCAATTTTTGCCGTTACTTTGTTGTAGGCACGGTCGGCAAGATTGCGTGTCCGTGTGTGAATTTGAAGTTCTAACCTTGCGGCTTTGAGCTTGGTTTTTAATTTAAGGATTTTAGTGTTCATGCAACAGATTGTAGCACAGTATTAAAGTTTGTTTCACTTTTTTAACATCATTGCTGAAATTTGTACGGCATCTTTTACAATCCAACCAAATTCGTGCGGCTCAATCAATCCTGCCTTAATCAATGGCGCAATGTATGACCCGCTTACCAAGTCTGGTTTTACGGCATTGGTTATACGCTTGGTTTCTGTCCCTTCTAATCCGTTTTTGTTTCCATAGGCCACTAAAGCCGATCTGGTTAAGTAGGGTGCACCGTTACGCACTTCGACACCACTGTCAAACCAAGCACGCTCAAACGATGAAAAGCCTGTGCCAGTAGATGTAGACTTAGCAACGGGTGCTGCACCAGCTACGACTACCGCGCTTGTAACGGGTTCTCCGTCCTCATCAAACCAATTAGGTATTGCCACCGATTCCAAATCAACAAAGACGGTTTGCGCCATTTCAGCATCTTTGCTTTTACGCTGAACAATCTCAATGGACTTGTCACCCTTAGCAGGTACAACGCTAATCTCAATGTCCAATGCACCACGCCATGCAGATGACCCACGCGCTCTATGCTGGGCTTCCTCCGATACTCCGGTATGGTGTACCAGTATCACAGTGCAATTAAACTCAGCCATCAAACCCGCGCACGCATCAAGCATGGTTTTTGCATCTTGGCTTGAATTTTCGTCACCCGCCATGAAGCGGTGCAATGTGTCTACCGTGATTACATCGGGCGCAATGTTCAGCGAACGAATAGCAGACACTACCTTTAAATAGCCTTCGGGCGTGTTCAGATCGCATCCTGCCTTGCTTATCCACATATTGACACTCTGCACTTGGTTATGGTGTTTCCAAGCTGCTATGCGCGAACGTAAACCGTGATGACCTTCGCCCGCCAAATACACCATGTGCCCGTCTCTAACTTTGTTACCCTGCCATGTTGGTTTACCGCTTGCAATGTGTAGCATCCAATCAAGCACAACAAAGGTTTTACCGCCACCGCTGGGGCCATGCACCATGCACAAGGCATCATCCTGTATCCAGTTCTTTACCAGCCACTTAATCGGTGCTGGCTGCTCACAAAACCCGTCAGCGTGTACCAAGTAGCCACTATCTGATTTAGGCGTTAGCAACTCGGCTAGATCATGCCCTGCTAATGCGTAATCGTTAGCATCGCCCTGTATGTTTGGCATGACCATACGCACGCCATACTTAGCACTGGCTTGCTCTGCGTAACGCATTCCTACGCCGCTTGCATCATTGTCTGCAACAATGCAAATATCCGCTTTAGGATACTTTTCCTTTGCCGTTTTGGTCACTTGCAAAATGTTGCTGGCACTGTAAGCCACCAGCACAGCATCCCCGCTTGCTTCGTAAATAGTTGCCGATGTTGCATACCCTTCGGCAATGTAAATGCAACCGTCTTTATCTACTGTACCCAGTGTCCAAAACATTGAGCCGGTAGCGCCGCCGTGGTGGTACTTTTTGTCGCCGTCAGCGGCAATGTACTGAATGCTTGACAGCTCACCGTCTGAGTTATACAGAGGCACCATCAAGCGGCCGTCACCTGTAATCCGTGCGCCGTGTGGCTTGATGCCCTTGCGTTGCAGGTAAGGATGCTCTGCGCTTGCTGCCCCTGCCTGCGACCAAATAATATCAACCGTGTTTGCAGCCACTTCGCGCGCCTTGGCTTGCTCTGCATCCCGCATCTGTTTAGCGTCTGCCATGCGCCTGGTGTATGCCATTTCTTCGGCCACGGTAATGGTTCGGCCAATTTCCGCTCGGAATGTTAGCTCTACGCCACTACGCCAACACCCGAACCGACCAGCGGGAAACCCATCATCAAACATGACATACCAGCCCGGCTTACTGTGACCGCCTTCGCCCTTTGTGCCACTTGCAAACCTATGCACCTTACCGTCAAAAATAAAATCAGCAGGAGGTGTAAGCCCAGCGTTTAGCATTGCATCGCGCAATTGCGCGTCTGGTGTGTCAATGTGCTTTACCGTGGGTGCCCATGCACCCAGTATTGAAGTTAAATCAGCCATTAGTTAGCATCCTTCAAATAAGTTGCAATAACTTGCTGCGTTGCATGGTGTGGCGTTACGCCACCGTTTACAAGTCTATAGAGAGTATGCGGATTCAGACCAGTAGCTAAAGCTACAGCTTTAAGGTTCCTATCCTTTAGGATTTTTTTGATTTCGTCTAGTGTCATCACATTTCCTTTAAAAAAGTTAAAAATAGTTTGCTTATGCGCCATATTGTATGCTAGAATTCAGCCATGCAACGAACTGATTTTCAGAAGGTTGTAAAAAAGGAGAGCCAACATGGCTATTTCGTTGAAACGTACCAGCGGCCTTAGTGCCAATGGCGTGAAATTACTTGTATACGGTCAAGCGGGGGCGGGTAAAACAAGTTTGGCAAAGACAATGCCAAACCCAGTGGTATTGTCAGCCGAAGGGGGTTTGTTGTCTATACAAGACGCAGACCTCCCATTTATCGAAGTGTCGAGCATGAGTGACCTGAAAGAGGCTTATGCGTATGTTTTGAATTCTGATTTTGCTAGTGTGATTTTAGATAGCATCAGCGAAATTGCCGAAGTCTGTTTAAACCACGAAAAAAAGGTAAACAAAGACCCACGCGCCGCTTATGGCGCCATGCAAGAACAAATGGCAGACATTATCCGTGTGTTTCGTGACCTGCCAAAGCACGTATTAATGACAGCCAAGCTTGAAAAGACCACCGACGAAATGGGGCGTGTGTTGTATTCGCCCTCGATGCCTGGGAACAAGACCGGCCAAAGCCTGCCTTACTTTTTTGACGAGGTGCTAGCTTTGCGGGTTGAGAAAGATGGCGAAGGCAATACACAGCGTGCACTTATGTGTGATAGCGATGGACTATGGCTAGCCAAAGACCGTAGCGGGAAACTATCGGCATGGGAGGCACCTGATCTGGGTGCAATCATTGCCAAGATCGGAGGTCAAAATGTTTGAGCGCAATGTTCCGGTTGATGATGGTTACATCACTGTAATGGTGCAGCAAGGCGTAATTACATTGAATGGTTGCGTTATTACATCTGAGCAAGCAAAGCGCATTAGCGATGCTTTGCTTGATGCCGAATACATGATTCAAGAGGAAAAATCAAATGACTGAAATTAACGAAATGGTAACGGCTTGGCTTGCGTGTAAAGAAGCCGAAGCAGCAGCAGTTAAAGCACGCCGTGACTTAGAGGACAAGCTCTTAGTTACTTTACAAATTGGAGTATTGGAGGGAACTGAAACCATCAAGCACGGATTTTTTGTTATCAAAATGGTGGGACGGGTGGAGAAAAAAGTGGATGCTGAAAAGTTGCAAGAACTTGCAGCAGAAGCTGGCTTGTCTGACCACCTTGGTTCACTTTTCCGCTGGAAACCAGAGATAAACGCTACGGCTTGGAAACAAGCCGATCAATCAATCATTACCCCGCTACTTGGTGCTATTACTTCAACACCTGGCCGCACATCTTTTTCAATAACTTTTAAGGAATAACATCATGGCTTTTTTAGATCAAGAATACAACGTAAACGAATTACCAGTATCAACCAGCAGCTTTGACCCTCTACCCGAAGGGTGGTACAACGTCAATATTACCGGCGCTGAACTCAAGACAACCAAGGCCGGCACCGGTCAGTACATCGCTATCAAGTACACAGTACTTGGGCCGACAATGCAAGGTCGAGTTGTATTCGGCAACCTGAACATCAAAAACCCGAATCAGAAATCTGAGGAAATTGGCCGCGAACAACTAGGACAGATCATGCGTGCTACTGGGTTAGCCAAGGTTACAGATACTGATATGCTAATTGGTGGACAACTGGCAATCAAGTTGAGCATACAGCGCAGCGAACAATACGGCGATAGCAATGACGTTAAAGCATTTAAAGCCATTGCTGGCGCTGTACCTGCTGCCATGCCTACGCCTTTTGGCGCCCCATCAGCCCCTGCCGCAGCACCTGCTAAAGGCTCACCACCTTGGGCTAAGAAGTAAGCAAAAAAAACCCGCTGATAAGGCGGGTTTAAATTTAACAACAAAGGAAACATTGTGATTATACCTGAATCTGCAAACTCGATTACAAACCTGATTGACAGCTACCATGCCAAACAAATTGAAGCACCACGCGCCCACCTTGGATCATCTACGCTAGGCCATCACTGCGAGCGTTGGCTCTGGCTATCGTTTCGCTGGGCAGTGTTAGAACAGCATCCCGGTCGTATTAAGCGCCTGTTTCGTCGCGGTCAAATGGAAGAGGCTACTATTGTGCAAGATTTGAAAGCTATTGGTGTAAACGTGCACAGCGAACAGTTTCGCGTAGATTTTGGCTCGCATGTTAGCGGGTCAATA